CATCGGGCGCATCGTGTCATAATCCCAATGGATTCTTGCGTAACCGTTGCCGAGGCAGGCGTTTGTCAGTAGGGCAGTAATGAAATTCGTCCAGGTATAGTGCGGATGCGGGCAAGGCCCCAAAAATAAGTCCCAAACCGGATGATTGTCGGCGTCTTTCACGCCCGCTTCCGTGCGGCGCTTTAGCGACCGGTCCAGCATCGCCACACCTTCCGAAATGTACCGTACTGCGCAAAAGAAAGGAGGAACACCCAGCGCGGATTCTGTAGTCACATCCACATTCGCCAAATTCTGACGGCCCAGATTGAAATACGCCCAGAAACGCGGGTCGGTCAAAGTGATAGACCGCTTTTCAGTTTTCTCAGTAACCGCAGGACGGTTTTCAGGCGTCGGCATCGCTGCCGGGTTATACGGATGTTCTTGTTGCCAACGTGTAAGTGGAGAATCCCAAGGCATTTGCACGGCTTTTACAGTGCAAACTTCCGCGACAACCGCGCCAACAGGACGAATTTAAGTTTAACTGTTTTGACAGCGATGGAATTTTGCCCTTTGTGGCTTGCGCATTTTAGCCATGCTAAACGAAACGTAGGTTGAGTAACGCCGTAGTCCATGCCGAGCATAAAGTTCGCTCTCAAGGCAAATTAGAGCCTTTTTCATCGGAGCGCGGTCATTCTGATTTTCGGCAACCAGTTCCCAAAATCGCTGCATATAACCGTCGTGCGTCCGAATATCAGTCATATTTTACGCCAGGGAGTTTTTGTGAGAGGTAAGAGCCTTTGCGCGGTTTTATCTCAAAAACCATGCGCATCAATATCATGTCGAAATAGTCCGGGCTGCGCCGGATGGCGGCTTTTATCTCTTCTTTCGGTGTAATAGTGAGTTTGCCGGTAGCAGTTTGGCCGGTTTTTTTGTGGGCTTCAAATTCTTCGGTGATAGTATCGCGCTCCATTTGGTTTTGGCAGTCAATAAAAATTTCATGCTCGGCTACCAGTTTGGCCAACCTGAAAACGCATTGAGTTCTCAAATTCTGATAGTCCACTTTCACACCTGTTTCTTCGAGCGGCGTTGCCTGACTTCTGAAATCGAATGATGACCGGAAAAATCCGGTGAGGAAGTTGCCGACGCCGTTGGCATCGAACACAATGTTTCTGCCTGGCACTTTGTGTTCATCCGCCAGCCGTTTCATATTTTCCCAAATCTCTTTCCCGTCGCTTTTCGCCCACGCATACATTTTCACCAGCCGCAACCCGTCCCAAATGCCAATCCTCAACATATCGCTGCCCTCCATAGCCACATCGCAAGTCATGTACTTGTTTCCACCCGGCACGAACGTATTGCTAAACATGTCGTACAAATCCTCATACCTGAACAGTTCGTTTTCGCCTTCCACATCATACCAGCAGCCGCGCAGCAGCCTTGAGCCATGTTTTTTGTCTTGCGCCAGCAAATTGCCCTCATAGGCGGGGTCTTTTTCCGTCAACGCTGCATTGTCCACCAGTTGGCCGGGTATGAACGTAACCGACTTCACAAATTCCGGCCTGTACCGCGCCCTACCCTCTTCCGGTAGTTGCTCGATTGCCTCGGCCGGACTGTCGCCCCAGTACGATTGCTCATTGTGCCGTGCCAAATACCGGATTACGCCAGCCCGTTCAGGTATCGGCATCCCGCGCAAATTCCAGTCCTCGCAGTCATCCGGATAAATCCACCACGAAATCAATCTTTTGACCCAGCCACTTGTTTGCGGGTTCGTCGTCGCCCGGATATAAGGTTTTACGCCACTTGCAGAGCGATTGCGACCCACGAGGTACCAGAATTGAGAAGGTGTGAAGTGGATAAGTTCATCAAAAGCGAGGAAAGCAATTTGCGCACCGTCCCAGGTGTATTTGTCCTGCTCATGCTCGAGATGGGAGAATTGTAGCGTAGCGCCACTTGGGAATTTCCATTTCGGAGGGTTATCGGTCGGGACCGGAGCGCGGCCCCCGCCGTCGCGGAGTTTCAAATACATCTCCTTGCTCGTGTCCCACAGTCCGCCGCTGTTTTTGATTTGTGGAATAGTGCGCCTGAATATCACCGCCCGAAAACCCGGATTGCCAACGTGCCGTAAGGCTTCCATCAACAGTGCGTAGGACTTTCCCGCACCGGCAGCGCCGCCGCCTATCACAATATCAGCCGGACTCGACAAAAACGCTGTCTGAAAGCCCGGCTGAGGTTGGATTTGTTGACGTTGGTCGGTCATGGATTATATTTCAAGGTCATAGCGATGCTTCCGGCCAGAAAACCAAAAAGGAAAAAAGTAACATACCAAACCCATTCGGGCATTGGCCCCATGCGTGGTTCACCTTGATCGGTAGTGTTGAAAATTGGGCGTTCAGGCATCTATCGTTTGCTTTCCGGCAACACCAGCACAAACCCGCCGCCGAGCGGACTGTCCTCATCGTTGCCAAGTTTTACAGTTTTGTCCCAGCCGGTTTCAGTCAGCCACTTCCGCGCTTGTGCATCACCTTTCAGGGCTTTTTTGTAGGCTTTCATCACTACACCCACCGCACCAGGAAGCGAAACGGCGAACTCGACCAGTTCCCCGGTCGGCTCGCCGTTCACCATCTTTCGGCCCTTCAAAATTATCGTTTGTTCCTTGTCGGCCAGTTCGCGGATATGGCGACGGAAAGGGTTTTCGTTGCGGCCAGCGCCAGGCAAGCCAGCATCGCCCTTTTCGCGAACATGAAGCGTTCCACCGTTCCTGCCTTTTTTCTCTTTCATAACACTTGCTTTTGCAAAAAGGCTGCCACCTGAACTTTTTCCGGCAGCAGCCGTCACTTATGAAGCAAAATGAAAATAACTGTCAGTTTTTGCGTGGATGATGGAGTTAGAAGTATCTAACCGCACATCCCCATCAATTATTCTTAGCCTGATGCTCGTCAAAGGCGTTGCTCATTGCCTCGTCGGCATCCTTGCTGTGTTTGAATATTGCGGACAAAAACCAGCCGACAACGAACCCCGCAAAAAGTGTGATTATTGCAATCATACCGCTTGCTGTTGTGGCTGATGCTTGCGCATCCAGCCCTGTTTAAGACTATTGATGTCCCGGCAAAGCCAGTACTCTCCTTCTTTCGTTTGCCGCACTTTCGCAGCAAAAACTTCCTGTTCCGGGCGCATCTGGTCGTTTCCGACCTTAATTTCTACGCTTATCCATGTGCCGCGCACAGCGTGAAACCCGACTACATCTGAAACGCCTTTCATCGCGCCAGGCACAGGACGGTAACATTTGTCAATCGCCGCGCCGAAAAGTTTTGCCTTTTGCTCATCCGAGTAGTTCACCAGCGCCAACGCTTCGAAGAGTTTGAGCAGTTGAGTAATAAGCGCCTGTTTGTCTATCCTGCCGTTGTTCTCTACGCGGAAAGCGCAGTATCCCTGTTCGTTCAAGAACTTGACGACTTGCGCAATCACAACGTTTTGATTCGCCTTTTGCATAATTCAACGGTTTTGTTTTTGTGGAGGCGCCAGGAATCGAACCCGACTCGCGCAGACTGCTTCACCCTCAACCCGCACGCCTTTGCCCCCGAAAACCCGGCAGGAAATTCAGAAAACCTACCGGGGAAAATGAGAAATGGACTACGCAGTTCTTGAAAAGGTGGGGCGATGACCTCTTTCGACCGACCGCCCCGACCGCCTTATGAGTACAGTTTTTAGTTTGATGCAGATTCGCCCGCAAATAAATCCTGCTGAGTGCCGATGCCGGCTTCCTCGCGGTATTTGGCCAGACGGACTTTGCACTCGGCTACGCCTTCTGCCGTCAGTTCGTTAAATGTTTCTTGCACATCATCATTCCAGTCGTGCGACAGCGTAATGATCGGCTGCACTTTGTAGGTAAGTCGTTCGTAGTTCACAGAGCATTTCGCGTAACATTTCGTGTCGGACTGGTCGAGGTTGACAATCGCCTCGAGTTTGAATGTTTCTTTCTCGCGAGTCATCTTCACACCGTTGGATGCAGATTTGCTTGCCATAATCTAAAATTGAAAGGGTGAAAAAATTAGGTTGATGATTGCTTGAGTGATTCTATCCAGCGTTTCACGAGAAGGCGTTTGTACCAATTCAGCCTGCCAAGTTTGAAACCTTCATCGTTTGCCGGATTTTGCAATACACGCCGCGCCGAAATATTGCCGCGCGAAGCCATATCCTGAAAATCTCCAACCGCCAGCCGCCACGCATCAACCCACAAAAGCCGCTTGTCACCTTCCGGTATCTCCGACACGTGCAACTCGACAAAACATTGAAAGTCGTACACCGTACAGCAGTCGGCGCTAAGATTCTCCATGCTCAAAAGCGTTTGCAACCGGCGCTCTTTCCATGCTGCACTATCCCACTTCTCGGATTTCAACACTTGCGCTTCCTCGACTTCTGCCGCTTTTTCCGCCTCCCTGATTTCTTTCGCCACCCGCTCCCGATAATCTTTGTAAGCCGACAACACTTTACCCAACATCGCCACCGTGAAAGTCCCGTAGTACGCTTCCAACTTCACTTCTCCCAATTCGCCAGCCGCAGCCAGCCGAAAAGCCGAACGGATTTCCATGATGTTCAGCCAGCCGAAACGAGTCGTTACAAACTCCACACATTCATCAAAAACCAGTTCGTCCGTGCGGATGCAGCCCGTGTACTGTTGGGCGCATTGACTCAGTTCCAGCACAAGCGCCGGAATCACCCCCGGCATATTTGCACGGATTGTATCCCGATCCACCACACTACGCACCACCGCATCCACCACCGCTACGCTACTCCCCAACTCTGTAGCCAAGACGCTCGGCAATAGCGCGGGAGCGCTGGACGAGGCTGGTTGAATCAATAGGTTGTTGTGTGGGGTCGGGCTGATTTCGATTGTTTGCATGGCCTGTAGGTTGAAGTGTGACAAGTTTTTGTTTCGTCCTATCGTCGCTGATTATTTGTGCGGCAAAAGCCAGCCAGTTTCGTTTCTGTTTGTGGAGATTTTGCTCGCTCCAATCCCTGCACCGCTGCTTGTAGTAGCCAGCATCCGCATCCACAGTCGTCGGGTCGTATTCGTGCAAAGCCTGGGCAAAGGCGCCAGTTGTGGCAGTCGCCCAAATTGATTCCTGAAAAGTTGTGGGGGGGGCCGCCGCTGAAACCGGGGGGGCTTTTTCTTTTTTTTGATTTTCGAAGGCAAAGGATTTTTCCGCGCGCGCGTCTCTACTCACTGTATTACTACCTGTAGTATTAACTGTATTATTATGGTGGACTTTTTCGCCCTGAGGGTTAGGACTTTTTTGTCCGTAGGTTAGGACTTTTTTGTCCGTACCTCCGGACTTTTTTGTCCTAAGGGGTAGCGAATCCTTGACAAATATATGTCGTTGATTTCCAGCGGATTTATCAATTGTAACCCGGATAAACCCTAAATCGGATAACTGCGTAATCCACCGGCGAACCTGACGCTCATCACAGCCGTAGAGGTCAGCAAAATATCTGTTGCTCGCAAAGCAAAAACCCTTCTGGTTCGCAAGCGCAGTGATTTCACCGTACAGCAACTTTGCGTTTGGCATCAAGTGCTCACAGTACCGGACAGTGGCCGGAATTACGGCGTAGAAATTAGGCTGCTCGCTCATAGCCCCATCGCAATTTTAAAAGTGAGCATAATAGCCGCAGCCGGCAGATAATACTTCGCAGGCGTCGCCAGCATCGCCACCGCCGTAATCGCAGCCCAGTACACAAACACATCCGGAAAAAGATACCCCGCCAGAAACCACGCCATCCACCAGCCCACAGGGTTCAAATTCGCCTCCACCGCTTCGCTGCCTTCGACTTCCTCAACTTCCTCACTGGAATCAACGGCTCCGGAACCATCGGCACCAGCGTACGCACGACGCAACTTTCGCACAGGGATGTTACTGGCCGGTCGAGATACGGTTTTGTGGCGCTTCGCGTCGGCAAAGGAGAATCCAGAATATGCAGACTCATGGCAGTT